ATGAACCGCAACGAGAACACCAGCACCGCCTCAGCCGCCGAGGCCTTCGATCAGCTGCACGCCGACCTCATCGCGGCCGGAATGGATGTCGAGCTGGTCGAGGACCCCACCACCCTCACCAATGACATCCGGGTGTGGCACTCGGCCAACCATGACATCTACACGCTGATCGCCCCCGCGCTGGATGAAGACGGCGCCGAGTTCCCCGGCTTCAACTGGACCGACTACGAGGTCGTCGCCGACGGCGCCGACGACGACATCCACTCCGACTACTCCGAGACGGTCGCTGAGATGGTGGACGACATGGCCGCTAAGACCAACTAACCACCAACCGATCGGGCCGGGGGATCGCTCCCCCGGCCCTTCTTCGAGAGGACACCATCATGGCGAACCCGAAACTGAACGTTGCGATCCCGGCCGAGCTGGCCGAATGGGTGGCCAACCGGCACGAGATGCAGCACGACAACAGGCCTATCTCGGCGCAGTGCATCACCGACCTGTGGACGCTCAAGGCGCTGCTGGGCGAGGAGCTGCGGCGCCAGCAGTGGAGCCTGGATGACCTGGCGGAGATCGCCTCGGCCCTGAACGGCACGCTTCCCGACTCGGCCGTGCCGCAGGGGGTCGGCCAGGTGTACGCGGCGGTCTACGATGCGCACCGAGACAGGCCGACCCATCCGTCCGAGCAGAAGGCGCTGTCATCCCTGCTGGATCGGCTGGGGGCGCTGGGGCCGACGGCCGATATGGCGCTGGCCGATGCGGTGTCCGAGTGGTGGCGCGACGGCGAGCCTCACACGGCGGCAGGATGGGCCGTCCACGGGGTGCGGGTGACGTCGTGAGCAAGGACCGATGGGCGGCCACTGCCGTCCCGGGGATCAGACGGGCGATGGTGCGCGGCTGCTCGGCGGAGAGCGAGCGGGCTCGCCGGATTCTGCCGACTGCTATCACCAAACACCAGGCCGAGACGATCCGTCGTGACGCGGACGACTATCAGCTCTTTTCCGAGCGGATGGATCTTGCGGACTGCTACTGGGTGACCCGCGACATGGCCGCGTCGGCCATGCAGGCCTCGGCCGATGTGCCGTCACTGTCCCGCGAGGACGCCCCATCCATGAATGGCCTGATGTGCTTCTCGTCCCCGCTGCCGCCCATGTCGACGGTCCGCGCCGGCGGGGTGGCGATGCGCGGACCAGACGGAGGAACGATCGAGTCGGCAGATCCGGTGCCGGTCGACGCGCTGGCGTGGATGGTCGGCAGATTCGACATCGTGGTACTGCCACTGGTACGCACCCACCGCCTCGCGGGACCGATCCACGACGCGCCCATGCCGTTGCAGATATTCGAGACGGCGCAGGCCAAGCTGCCGGCAGTGCTTGCCGACATGACGTCGGACACGCGCGATGAGTGTGGCCTGGCGGGCGCCCCCGAGCCGGATCCTGACATGGCCGGCCTGTTGGCCTTCCTGTCGGCGTGCTGGGTGTTGATGATGACGCCAACCGTGGCCGAGAGGAAGTCACTGGACGGCCAGTGGGGCGGCAGGGCTACCGGTCAGACGCGCCCTGGTGATCTGGTCACCGCGGTGGATCTGCGGCCACTGCGCTACATTCGCGCTGAGCACGACAGCTCGGGCAGGCGGCTCACCACGCGGCATATCGTGCGGGGACACTGGACGCATCAGCCGCACGGCCGCGACCGGGCCGAGCGGCGGTTGCAGTGGATCGCACCATACGTGCGTGGCCCTGAGGGTGCCCCGCTGGTGCAGACGGAGAAGGTGATGGTGTGGCGCCGCTAGACTGACCTTGCGTCGGTTCCTTGCTGACACTCGGGTCCGGACGCACGAAGAGCCCCCCGCCTCGCATTGCGCGAGACGGGGGTTCTCTGTGTCGGTGGTCAGTTGGTGGCGACGCCCTCGCCGTCAGGGATGACGGATGGCTCAGCATGGCGGGGCTCATCCTCGTCGGGCGGTGTCATGCCCGGATCGGTCTCGTCGACCACGTCGGCGGGCGGTGTCATCCCCGGATCGGTCGCCACGACGGCGACAGGATCGTCCACGCCCGACGCGCCCACCTTGCGGTGCGCCAGCAGCGGGATGACGGCCATGAGTGCGGTGAGTCCGCCCTGAACCACCTGGAGGATCTGGTCCTGGGTGGCGGCGTCGACGATGCCCCACGCCCCGAGTGCGGCCAGCACGGCCGCAGCAGCCGCGTACACGGCCTTGCGCTGTCCCTCGGTCATGTCACTTCACCTTCTTCTCGAGGGCGGCGATCCGGTCCCTGTTCTCCAGCACGTAGTACCAGATCGACCAGATGGCGTCCTTGAGGCTCCACTTGGCGCCGGTGCGGGGGTTCTTGACGGTGTCCATGGTGGCCAGCTTGGTCTGGACGACGCCGAGGTCGTGGTGGGTCTGCTCCTGCATGCCCTGCAGGCGCTTGGTCAGGTCACTGAATTGAGACACTGTGAGCTCCAGTTCATCGGGGTTGGTGGCGCCGCCTTTGACGGCTGCCATGAATTCGGCCCAGGGGAAGTCCGGGCCGGGGTCGTCGTGGTCGGACTGATGCCACGCATTGCTGACATCGACGTGTCCGCAGATGCCCTTCTTCCCGGCCTTGAGGTCCGACGCGCTGAGCTTGGTGACCGGTATGCCGTACTTCTGGCACATCTGCCGGGTGAGTGCTGCGGCACGGAGCACGGCGGGCCAGACCTGCGGGCTGAGCCACTGGGCGCGGCTGTAGCGCACGTTGGGGTTCTTGAAGCTGGTCGCCGAGCCGCCGTCAGCGCAGATCTCGATCCCCAGGCTGCGGCTGTTGGGCGGGGCGTGCCAGGCGATCACATCCTCTGCCAGACACTGCACGGTCTCGCCGACATCGACAACATAGTGCGCCGAGCCGCCCGAGATCGCAGACTGGAAGTAGCGGGCTGTCGAGACAGCTCGGCCCTTCGCACTGGCCCTCGGGAAGCCGAGTTCGGGGCATGTCGCGTGGATCACCACCCTCGTGGGCGGCAGATTGGAGCCGCTGCTGTGATGCGCGGCCTGAATGAACGTCATTCCTGTCTCCTGTCGTTTCGCATTCGTGGTCGTCCCATCCGCATACCCACACGTGTCCCGTGCAGGATCCGTGGGGAGTCATGTCGGGTCCGTGGTGGGGGCCGTGGTGGGCTGGCACACGGTGGCGCCGGTCACGGTGGAGTTGGTGCCGTCGGTGAAGGTGACCACGAGGTCGCCGTCGGTGCAGGCGAGCGAGGCGATGCCGCGCCCGGCGGACCCGTCCTTGCCGTCGCGTCCATCGGCTCCCGCCGGTCCGCTGGGGCCTGCCGGTCCGGCGACGGTGGAGTCGGCCCCGGGCGCCCCGGGCGCACCTGAGACCCCCGGTTTTCCGGTAGCGTCTCGCCCTGGCTGCCCAGAGGCTCCGGCACTCCCGGCAGCACCGGCCTTCCCGGTCGCATCCCGGCCCGGCTGTCCGCTGGCGCCAGACGGACCGGCGGGTCCTGGCATTCCCTGAGCCCCGGCTTTTCCGGCGGCAGTGACCTGCGCGGATGCCGACGACGCAGCGGCACACAGCCCGGCCCTGCGGAGGCTGCGGCCCTCGTCGGTGTCGAGTCGGCAGGCGGCCTGCACACGGGCGGCCAACGACTGCGCCACGGCCGCGTTCTTGTCGGCCTCACCCGTGGCGTGATTGCGCTGCCCGACGACCGTCCCGGACCACATGCCGCCGACCCCCACGACGACGACCAGGGCGATGAGGACGATGGTCTGCCAGAATCCGAGCCGCTCAGCCCTGCGTCGCTGTTTCCTCTCAGTGTTCAGGAGGTTCGTCGTCTGAGGCATTGAGCATCCAATCCGGGAGTGGGGGGAGGTGGAAGACTGGCGTGTCTGGCGGCAGCGAGTCATTAAAGAGCCTCAGCTGATGCCGCGCGTGGTAGACCCAGCTCTCCAGCGAATCGACCCGCGCGGATGCCCTGCGCTCCTCGCGGCGGCTCCTGCCCCCGGCCCCGACGAGTGTCCCCACGAGTGTCACCACGGCGGTGATGGCTGCGACGAGGACGGTGGACCATTCCGGCGTCATGCCGTCCCCCTGTCAGTCGGTGAGTCCGCGGTCGCTCCACATGTGCGCCACGATCACCGACAGAGGCACGCACACCGCCAGCGCCAGCAGCGGGGCCACGAGCGAGACGGGAGGGCGGGTGTCGATGGACCATGCCAGATCCGATGCCCCCCAGATCAGCCACGCGGCGGCGGACAGCCATGACCCGATGACCCCGGGGAGCCACCGTCGGCGTCGCGCGAGCCCCCACAGGAGCAGCACCACCGCGACAGCGTGGCATCCGACCCACCACCAGTCGTCGGCCATCGGGGCGGGCCACCAGGCGTGGACAGGTGGACGGGATGGCGCCGCCCGCCCGATCCACTGGAGGCCCAGCATGACGGCCTGAGCTGCGATCAGCACCCACGTGAGGTCGCGGAGCCTGCGCTCATGAGAGGTCATTTCGTCACCGTCACTCTGAAAGCGCCTGGTGCCCCGTCGGTGATGGAGAAGCACCCCGCGAATTTGGGGTCCTGCCCGACCCTGAGCCCGAATGTGAGCCCCTGATAGGTGGCTGATTGTATGCTCGGCCACGCGCCGGACGGCAGCCGATTCCATCGCACCGCCCCCTTGGGGAGATTCCGGAGGTCGAAATCGCCAGACCCGACCGGACTCGTCGGGCTGGTGGACTGCGCATGCCACGACAGGCGCGGAACGAATCCGGACGAATTCATCGAATCGTAGGAATTGGTCCACAGTGACACGTCACTGATCTTCTGAGCCCCGGCCATGAATTGGCGCATGGCGTCAGGGAATTTCACCATCGTGTACCACATTCCGCCCGGATGCCCCACACCCAGCGCGCGCGTGGCGTATCCCTGCTGTGGCGTGACGACGCCCGGCTGTGAAGTGCCGTTGCGCCATACGGTTGTCCACTCGGGCTGGAAGTACTGCGTCACCGTCGTGACCGCGCCGGACCCGAAATTGCCGTCGGAGAAGATGCCCTGGTAGCGCGATCCCATGTCCGTGATCTCGAAATACCCGGTATTCTTGTGGAGGGTCGACACTCCCTTGTATTGCAGCAGCGCAGACAGGCCGATTCTCACAGCGGTCGGCTGGGTGATGCCGAGGCTGTCCGGCGTCCACGGCATGGAATACATGATGGGCGCGGCGGGATTGGTTGAGTCTGCGTATGCAAGCGGCGGGAAGATCCCGTTGCCAAGGCCCTGCGATGACACGGTCGGCTGAGGTGCCGTGCTTGCCCCGTCCTCACCGGCACTGATCCGGAAATAGGGGATAAAGCGGCTCCCCGCCGGGATATCACACGACGCATTGAAAGTAATCTTATATTTTCGGCCGGGGATGGCCGTGAATTGCACGTCGCAGATCATCTTCTCGGTCTGCCCGATCGGCCCGGCATCTGCGGTGAAAATGTGACCTGCCATGTACCCCCAGCTCATGGCGTCGATCAGGCCGCGCACATCATCGCCGTCGAGCAGCACCTGAGGGGTCTGCACAGACGATCCGACGACCACGCCGTCCTGGTCGATCCCTCCCCGCAGCTTCCCGTCGGTGCCGAAAATCTGGATGTGGTCCTCATCCTCGCCACCCAGCGACGTCGTGACCACCTCGCCGTCCTCCCCGTCGGAGCGCACCACCTCCAGCGTCGAGCCGGTGATCTGCGTCCGAGGGACGGATGTCAGGGACGGCGTGGCAATCGTCGTCCCCTCGATGACGGCCCGCTTACCCGGCACGTCGGCGACGGTCCACACCCCGGAGACGCGGGTGGCGGTCACCGTCTCCCCGGCCCCGTCCTCGCGCACCCCGTCGACCAGGAGGGGGCGCAGCGAGTGAGGCACCACACACGGCACCGTCTCCCCGTCGCCAAGATCAACCATGGCGGTAACGTCGAGCCGCTCGGGCCACACGTCCAGCGCCACCTCCGCCGGGATGACGTCGCCCGTGTCGGGGTCGGTGGTATCAGTCGGCCAGTCCGCGGGGGCGACGGCGGCCATCGTCACGACGTCCGGGTCGAGCTCGGAGGCCCCATCGGTCACCGAGCTGTAGGCGTAGAGCGTCTGGCCGTCGTCAGGGCTGAGCGTGCCGCCCTCGCGGTCCAGATCGGCGGCATTCACCACCGACATCTGGGTGCCCGTCCACGAGGTGGCGATCACCCCGCGACGCACCGACTGGACGGCCGTAACCGTCCCAACCTGCTGACTCATCGCGTCCGTCCTCTCGCCGCGTACTTGATTTTCGGCCGGATCTGCGCATTGCGGCCGTGGCTCATGGCCTGAGATGCGCCCAGCGGGATCGTGAATTTCGTCACCTGCAAATCCCATTCCCATGTCGGGGCCACCACACGGATCACGTCGCGCGGCTCCAGATGCGGCACGATCAGCGACTCGAACTCCACCGAGACGGCTGCCCTGAGGAGCGCGTCACGCGTGGAATCCGCAAGCTTCTGCGCGGCCTTCTTGTCGGTGGTGTCGGTCTGTACGTCCTCGCGGACGTACCGCGGCACCCCGCCCCGGCCCAGATTGGCGGCCGAGAAAGGATCCGACGCCGGCGCATGCGACACGGCCAGCACCTTCGAATCGCTCGAGATGACCCGCACGTAATTGCGCATCGCCGACTCGTCGGCAGACACCTTCGGGGCCGAGGTGATCGAGCCGCCGTCGCCGGGATGGAAGATCCACTGCACGGCCGACGAGTGCGACTTGAGTCGGCAGATGCCGGCGCCGTCGTAGCCGAGCCAAGGATCAGTCCCCGCGCTCCGATTACCCAGGGTGTGCGCCAAGGACTGCAGCACCGGCCACGGCGCATCGGCACCCGAGATCGTCAGATCGGCGGCAGTCCTGTCGGGCCAGGCGGTGATCTGCCGCTGCGTCTCACCGGACCGCTGCAAGAAGCTCGCAATGATGTCGGACTTCCGCGACCCCTTCTTGTAGGTGGCCGACATGGACGTCGAGGTGGTCAGCAGCGATTCCTTGCCGGAGGCAGTGATGCTGACCTGCCCTGATGTTTCGTCGGCCTTCGTGATGGGGCCGGTGAAGACAGGCACGTGCACCCAGCGGCCCAATGTCGGAATCAGAACGTCGTAGGTGACCTGGATCATCTTGTTGACGTAGATGATGGGCTGGGTGGGACCGGAGCCGGCCAGGCCGAGCCGGTTGCTGGGATCCAGCACCTCGACCTGGCAGGTGCGCTCCACATCCTGCGACGAGTCGACGTCCACCTGCCCGGAGATCACCCCGACGTCGGCCACACCGAGCACCTTGTGATCCATCGACATGACAGTCACCGTGGTGGAGACGGCATGGTCACGGCACAGTCCGACCTCGAAGACATACCCCTCTCCAGCTGTCAATCCGAGTGGAATCACGACTGCACCCCGAATTCGAAGTCTCCGGTCTGATGGAATTTCAGGGTGACGTCCCAGCGCTCACCCACCCATGGGTGCGTCGACTGCACCGACACCTCGGAGATTGCCGCAGGGAAGCACAGGCCGTCGGTGACCATCCACAGCGGTTTGCCCGGTGTGGCCTTCCATGCCAGGAGGCGCCGGCGCCAAAGTGCGGCGGTCTCCGAGTCGGGAAGCCACGGCTGATCCACGAGGGTGCCGGTCAGGGTGCCCTCGTAGCCCAGCTGAGTGACGGTGATCACCACCGAGGATCGGGCGCCGATCGGCGTGAAAGTCGACGTCGTCTCGGGCATCGTCATGTCGTGCTTCGACTCGCCCTGTATCCACGCCCGCTCGCCGGTCGCCTGGTCCACGATCCACGTGCCAGGCAGATCCACGCTGCGACGGATCATCTGTGACTTGCAGGCGACGCCGTTGACGATTGCGAAGACCGTCCAGTCGTGCGGCCCGGCAGGGCACAGCAGATCTCGCACCTCGTACCGGTCGCCCTCGATGAGGAAGTCCAAGCCGGGATGACGGGTGACGAGCCGGCCGTCCCGGTAGATATCCCAGCGGTCGGGCACCTCTGAGCGGGTGAAGCGCAGCGCCGCGACGGGCAGGATCCCGTCGGCGTCGAGCTCGATGTCGCGCGGGATCTCAATGGTGGCGGAAGGTGCGAAGGTGAAGTCACCGGACACGCTGCCGTAGATGGGTGTGCCGGGTGTGGCCTCGCGCTGGCGGTCGTCCCACACGTCGACGATGATCCGCACCGTCCCCGCGTCCGCCAGACCAACGTCTGGGGTCCATGACGTCTCGGCGGAGACGACCGTGCCCGAGGAGGCGACCACCCGCCACGCTGACCCGTCGAGGATCGACACCGAGGCACGCCAGCGCGCCTGCCCCTGATCTCCGGCATACTTCCACGCGATCACCGGCGTGGGATCGGCGAACGTGCCGCCGTCGGGCTGGAGCAGCTCGACGGTCGGGCGGGCATGCCACTGCCACGACACGGGATCGGACCACGCCGACCACAGGCCCGCACTGTCCCGATTCCGCACACGCCACCAGCGCAGCGTGTCAGCGGCAGGGGCAGGGCAGGACGTGGACGCCAGATCCAGCTGAGTCTCAGTCAGAGGCAGACTGCCAGAATCCCACACAGGTGACCCGAAGCCGTCCTCCGTGGCGGAGACCTGCACCTGAGCGGCACCAAGACCAGTCGCCCCGGCATGATCCCAGAAGGACCAGCGAAGGACGGGCAGAGCGACGCCGCACGCCTGACCCGTGGAGGGGGCGAGCTGATCGGGGGCAAGCGGCGCCTCCGTCCACTCCACCTCCAGCACCGGGTCCAGAGCGGCGGACATGTTGCCCTGGATGTTGATGTCGCGGGTGTTCGTGGTGCTGATGATGAAGCCGTTGAAGCCATATCCGGACCCGACAGCCTGCATCATATCGGTCACGTCGAAAGTCCACGCCGCATTCTCGGCCAGCGGCGCACTCTTGGTGAGCTGCACCTTGTGGCCCGCAGCCGACGCCCGGGTGTTCCAATTCATCAGGCCGATGCCGACCGGATACGGGGTCGCCAGATCCACGCCCAGATTCAGCGTGCCTGAGCCAGTCACCTTCCGCGTCCGCAGCGTTAGCTTAGCGCTGAGCACATTCGCACCGGTGCGCGGAAACGGATTCGCGAACCAGAGATAGGCGAACTTCACATGCGACGACTGATTCGAGACACTGAGATAGCCCGTCTTCTTGAAGTAGTTCGACGTGGGCGCCGACTGAGACACCCACGTCGACCACGTCACACGAAGAGAAGTACTCATGCGCCGATCCTCGCCAATCTATCCATATTGTCCTCGAAATTCCCCTGAGCGGTGCCGTAGATCTTCCCCTCGAAGAAACCGTCCGTGTCGTAGATGTTGAAGACGGCAGGCTGATTCCCGCCACTCGACCCGCCGAGGATCCGCCTGGTCTGCGCAGAGTTGTACACGCGCTCACCGCCCCGCATCACCCGCGCCTGAGGCGACGTGACCAGCTCCACCATCCCGTTCTCGGACAGGAAGGACAGGCCAGGATCGGCACTGCCGGTACCGTGCTGGTAGCCGTGCCCTTTCCCGATGACGCGCCGCCAGTTGTGGTAGACGGATCCGGCATCGCGCATGGCGACGATCGAGTTCTTCAGCGGGTTGTACACGTTAGGGATGAACGGCCCCATACCGCCGCCGTAATCCGCCCATGTCACCTTCGGGATCTGCAGCAGTCCACGCGCAGGATCACCGCGCGCGATATTCACGTCGTAAACCGAACTCGACTGCACCAGATTCGGGTTACCCGACGACTCGGTCTGCACCTGCTTCAGCCACAGATTCTCATCACCAGTACCGGAACCGATCTTCGTGTACGCCAACGCCTGCGCGATCGTCGACCGCCACCGCTCCACCCCCGACCCGCCAGGATCAGAAGACGACATCAGCGAACCGATCTTCGACTTCACCCAGGCGGTCGCCTTCCCGATCGCCCAGCCGGGAATCCCGGTCAGCAGCTTCCCCCACGGAGATGTGAGACCCTTCAAGGCGGCATCCTTGATGGACTTCATCTTCCCCGTGATCGACGACAGCAGACCCGAGAAAAGATCCCCGGCGCCAGCTGCCGCCTTCCCGATGAACCCCTTGATCTTCGACAGCCAGGACGAATTAGCGCCAGGCTGTGACCCATCCGGGCTGTACCAGCCCATGTACTTTGCGCCCCACTTCTTGGCGAAAGTCTCATGCGCCACCCGAGAAATGATGCCCGGAGACATGATGTCATTCGATAGTTCCGTGCCGTCACCGACAGCCAGCGCCACGTGGCCCGCCGCGCCGCCCGTGTCCCAGTAGACCGCGGATCCGGCCGGAGGATTCCCGTCCATCCGCCGCGGAACTGAATTCATGGAAATGCGGGCGGTGGCCTTGTTCAGGCCGGCGATTCGTCGGCCCCACGCCTGATTCACGAAAGCCAGGCATCGGCGGTACCAGCCAGCACTCCCGATCCGTCCCAGGCCCCAGCGGGCCGCAGCCTCGCCGGCCGCCCCACCGAAGCCTTGCGCGTCACGACCCGGACCGTGGGCGATCACACGCCGAAGATCCGTCGGAAGAGCCGACGTCAACGACGAGGGGAGCGCACCCTGGTAGCGGGTGTTCTGATTCGTCTCGCCGACCTCGCCGGCTGCACCGACAGGCCACCTGCCGGCAGCCAACCCGGCACGGATCCGCTCCATGCCGGTACGACCGCCAAGCCTGCGCACCTCGGGCGCCGAGAAGTAGAACTCGCCGCGGTGAGCAGGACCGGCCTCCTCATCGTCTGCGCCGTCCCCGGTGTAGCCACCACGCCGGTAGCCGGGGACCTTCTTGGCCTCCTTCAGATTCACGCCCGGAATCAAATTCAGGGCCTTGCGGAGGCCGTTGTTCCAGACCGTGCCGATGACGAAATTGACAGGCTTCGCGGCGGCGGCCTTGATTCCCGACCACACGTCGCCGAAGAACTTCCCGAACGTCCGGAACGCGGCCGGAAGCACCGTGCCGAAGAAAGTCACCATCTTGTCGATGACGTGCGGCTTCAGCCAGCCCCACACCGCCGACGCGGCGGCCTTGATGCCATTCCATGCACCAATGACGATCTTCCGGAAAGTCTCCGAATGATTCCACGCGTAGACGAGGCCGGCGGCCAGCAGCATCAGCAGCGTGATGACAATCCCGATCGGGTTCGCGCGCATCGCCGCATTGACCAGCCGCTGGCCGATCGCCATGGCCTTCTGGGCCACCGTCACAGCCATCGACGCCGCCTTGTGAGCCAGCATGAGGGCCGTGTCCTTCGCCCATCCGGCGCCCTTGATCGCCAGATTCTTCGCCTTGATGGCGGCCGTAGCGGCCTTCTGCGCCACCGTCGAGGCCGCCGTGGCCACCTTGTGCGCCACCATCTTCGCCTGGTCGGCCACCCAGCCGCCCGCGGCGATCGCAGCATTACGGGCGCGGACAGCAGCAGACGACGCCTTCTCGGCGACCGTGTGCGCAGCCGTGGCCACCTTGTGGGCCACCATCTTCGCCTGATCGGCCACCCAGCCACCCGCGGCGATCGCAGCATTGCGCGACTTCGTCGCCGCGGCATGGGCCTTCGTCGCCACCGTCGAGGCAGCCATGGCCACCTTGTGCGCCACCATGGCCGTCTTCTCGGCGATCCACTTCGCCGCCGAGATGGTGCCGTTCAGCACCTTCTTGACCGCGATGTAGCCGCGGGCCACCACAATCCCGGCCCGCTGCCCGGCCTGATAGGAGGCCTCCATGATCTTCGCGGCCTTCACGCCCAGGTACACCGACCCGAGCACCTCGACGACATTCTTCAGCGCGTCACGGTGCTGCAGCGCGAAAGCGGCGCCGTCCTTCAAGGCGCCGCCCAGGCCGATGAGGGCGTCCTTCAGTTCGCCGGCGTCGCCTGACCCGGAAGCCCAGTCGGCCTTCAGGTCTCGGGTGGCGTCCCGCAGCTCGCCGATCGGCCCGGTGCCGTCCTTCCAGCCCTGATTCAGCTTCTCGATCTCCGGCGTCAGCTTGGATGACGCCTGGGCACCCAGATCGGTCAGAGTGTCCAGGAGACCCTTCGCGGCAGGCTCGGCGACCGTCTTCATCTGATTCGACAGAATCGTCCACTTGCCCGACAGGGTTCCGGTGTTCTTGCCAGACTTCGACAGAGCCCCATCACTGTCCGTGATGGTCTTCGTCATGTCGTCGATCGAGAAGCGGCCCTCGCGGATGGCGGCAGCCATGTCAGGCCCGGCCTTCGTCCCGAAATACTGGGCAGCCAGCTGTCCGGCCTTCGAGGCCGACGACATTCCCTGGATCTGCTTGATGAGCGCCGGGAATTCCTTCTTCGGATCCTTCCCGGCCTTCGCCATGGTGGCCAACGCCTTACGCATACCGCCCATGACGAGCGTCGAATTGACGCCCTCCTTGTTCCACTTTGCCGACATGGCCAGCGCCTGCTGGTAGTTGAAGCCGAGCTGGCGCAGCGGTGCGCCGTACTGCGTCACAGACTCGGCCAGCTTGTCCACGCCCACACCGGATACCGTCGACGCCTTGTACAGCTGATCCAGCGCCCTCGACTGATCTCCGGTCTTGATCGACCAGTCGCCGAACATACGCGTGGAATCGGTGATCGCCGTATTCAGATCCACCTTGCCGATACGCGACAGGGACAGCATCTGCTTCGACACCGTCTTCAACGGCTCGCCGGTCAGATTCAGCCGCTGAGACACCCCGGCGACCGCCTGACCGATCTTGTCGAAAGAATCGACCGTGCCGCCGGCGCCGATCGCCTTCACGGTGTCCATCAAGCCCTCGAGCGACTTCCCGGTCGCCCCGGTCTGCTTCACCATGTTGTTCTGGACGCCCTCGAATTCCTTCCCGAGACTCCAGACGGACTTGGTGACCGCGGCGACCGAGAATCCACCGATCGCCCCGGCCATCACGCCCTTGAGCTTTCCGGACATAGCCTTGAAGCCCTGCCCGAAAAGCGTGCCGGCCATGATGCCGGCCTTCTGCGAGGAGGCGGCAGCCTCCTTCGACATGGCAGGGAAGAAGCCCTTCATCGACGGCAGCACGTCGATCCATACGGCGTCACTCTCGGCCATGTCTCCACCTCTCCTGGGATGTGTGCACCTCCTCCAGGAGGCTGCTGCGCTGCGCCTTCATGGCGCGCCTACGGGCCCTGTCCATCGCCGTGGACGGGCGCGGATACGGCTCCATCCGGCCCTTGCCGCCCGCCATCGCATCCAGGCGGGCCGCCACACCGGACAGCCCGTCCACCACGTCGGTGAGCAGCTGATTCGTCCGCGTCATCTCCACCAGCGGCGGGGACGATCGCCTGGGGCTCAGCACCTCGTCGCCCAGCGCGGCGACCGCCGCGTCGGCGAGCTCGTCGTCATCCCCGCGGGCCGCCCAGTAGGCAGACCCGGCGGGGAGCATGTCGACGAGTCTCAGCAGCTTCTCCCACGAAAAAACGCCCCGGAAGAAATCCAGGACGTCGAGGTGAAGATAGCGATGGAAATCGAATTCAATCTGCGCGCCGTACCTGTTTATGAGCCATTCGGCTCGCTCGTAGGGAACAGATCCTCGGGCTTCCAGCCCTTACCGAGCAGATCCTGCAGATCCCGGTACTTCCGCACCGTCTGCTTCTTCCCGGACGGAGCCACCAGGGTGACGTCAGTCAGGAAGCCGAAATGGTCGAGCAGATCGTCCACCAGCGCAGTCGTCACCTCGTACGGGGCATCAGACAGCAGCTCGGACATGCGAGGGTACTGGTCGCCGCACAGCCCCATCAGGGTGACGTCGGAGTCGTCGGCCCGCATGCCCTCGGCGATGCGGTGAGTCTGCGCCCCGGTCGGATTGGTGATCGTGATTGTCTCGTCGTCGGAGACCTTCAGCTGGAAGGGGGGCCGCGATGCCTCCTTCAGATAGTGGTCCCAGGCGTGCAGGACGGTGCCGGATTCCTCATTGTGTGCCATGGCGGTATGGCCTTTCAGTTCAGTGGGTGGACAGCACGGATTCGCGCTGCTTGTCGTCGTCGAATCGGTAGCCGTGGGCGCGGTGCAGATGTGTCGCCTCTGCCGGATCGGACGTCAGATACTTCTTCCCGTCCGGGGAATGCAGCGCGATGACGGCCTTCTTCTTCTGGGTCTTCTCGGTCTTGTTCTCGACCGGTGCGGCCTTGTTCTCTGGGGTGTCCATGATGGAATCTCCTCGCGGCGGATATGTGGGCATGATGAGGGCCGACCCATCGTGTCCGCCTGCACGATGGATCGGCCCAGAATGTGGCGACGATCAGGGGGTGACGGTGAAGCCCATCGCGGCCGGATCGAGACCGGGCCCGGCCCACATGGTGCGCACCGCGGTCTTTATGGTCGGATCAGTGAAGGCGGTCAGCGTGGACCCGTACTGGATCTCGTCCTCCTCGCCCCACGTCTGATCCTCGATGTCGGTGACGCGCGCCAGCGGGATCCACTTCGCGAAATAGATCGCCGACGCCCCGTCGCCATCCTTCGCGATCAGCAGCGCACGGTAGTCGATCAGCTGCGGGCGACTCGGCTTGTCGTAGACGATGTTGCCGTCCAAATCCGGGACGATCGCCGACAGGTCCTGGCCCTCATACAAGCCCATGGTGAGCCGCTTGGACTCCTGAGCGACGAACTTCAGGGTCGCGACATCCTTGGTGAGATCTGATCGGGTCGGCTCGGCCGAGCCGTGCGACTCCACGTCGGCCTTGTCGGTGTCGCGGGCGAAGGCGTACGCCTCCTTCTTGGTGCACCAGCCGACATGCTCGTAGCCCTCGGGGATGATGAGCCCCTGCGTCGCCGACCAGATCTTCGAGACAGGAGAATCAGTCTTCTCCCACTTCTTGATCAGAAGCAGCGCCTCGAGCGCCTTACGGATATTCTTCGAATTGAACTTGCTCGCATCAGCGAAACTGACAACGGACACGGTGATACCGCCCTTTCCTGACGGGTATTGACTGGCCGCAGGTGCGGCATTACTGGTCGCGCGAGGCGATCCGATATGTGGCGACGTACAAGGTGACGTCGGGGGAGTAGAACATTTCGACCGGCTCGGACTCCACGGCCACCACGTCCACCAGCTGGTCGCCGGCCTCCGAAGCGGCCGTGTGAGCCTGGTCGAGCATCGCCGACCTGGCCTGGCGAGACAGGGCCACAGCACCGTCCCGGTCCGGGTGGTAGCACTTCACATCCAGGTAGGCGATCGACGTGACACCGTCGAATTTTCCGGCCCGCCCCTGCGCCACCACCACCGCCGGCGAGGTGAGATCGTCAGGCACCCGGCCGGTCACCGGGACAGATCCGAGCGCCGGAGCGATGCCCTGGATGAGGCGGGCCTGCGCGTCGATGATCATTGCGAATTCTCCAGCATCGCCCGGCGCACCAGAGGCGGGACCGGATGCTCAGGATCCGACGACGACAGCGCCACCCGTGAGAAGGGCCGACCCTTCGGCCGGGTCCCGTCGCTGCGCTCCACGTCGACCTTCGCGCCGTGCGCGGACACCCGCGCGGATGCCTGCCCGGCGATCCGGTCCCCACGCTCCGCAAGAGCGGCACGCGTCTGGTCCGATGTCATCGCCTTGATCAGCGTCTCCTCAGACAGTCTCACCTTGCCCATGACGTCACCCCTTGATCTTCTTCAGTCGCGCATTCGTCCAGCCCGGCACTACAGCACCGCCCGGCTGGAAAGCCACATCCCCGGCGATATGGAAAGATTCACCCCGGAACTCGACGTCGTCGTAGGCCTCGAGCTCGCCCACCAGATTCCCGTCCAGCCACAGCGTGAACAGCCGAGTCACCTGATCGCGGTCGTCAATGGACTCCTCGCCGAAGCCCGCCTCCACCCAGCCGGGCTTCTCGACACGCCTCGGAGGCCCGTAGATCGGATCATTGGTCGACGTGTGGCCCACCACATCGCCGCGGCCGCACAACGTCACCGTCTCCGAGAACAGGCCACTCATGGCCTGGGCCCCAGACGGTAGCGGTCCAGCAGCTCAGAGGATGAGAACTGATCCGAGTCAGAGAAGGTGATCGACCTCGACGAGATGACCTCCTGGGCGATCTGCCGTCCGGTGGACACCGCCACCAGCAGCTTCAGGTCGTCCGACAGGTCGAAGCCGTGCCGCAGCGTCACCCTGATGGTGCGCCTGCCGGCCGGGAATGGCACGGGCGCTGACAGGATCCCGTCCGGATCCCACCCCACCTGATCGCTCCAGCCCGGCATGTCGACATACGCGGAGCCGTCCCACACCTGCACCGAGGTGACGTCGACGATCCTGCGGGTCGGGAGCCACTGCTCACACCCGCCATCGCCGGACACCGTGATGGTCTGCTCGATCACCGGAGCTACATGCCAGCCGCACTGGGTGCGGATCCTCGCCTGAGCAGCCGCCACCATCTCAGGAGTGAAAGGGGCGCCGGGCAGACCTGCCAGCTGCTCAGGCGTCACCATGTCAGGAATCACATCGGCCACGACACCCCTCCCATCACTTGCTCTTCCGCGCCGGGCGGCGCACAGCAGGGGCGGCCTCAACCGCCCCCACCGGCTCCACCACAGCGCCCGCATCGCGCCACCTGCGGACGTCATCGTCGGACAGCTGAGCCGTCCACGACAGCGACCCGCAGGTGACGCTGTAGACCGGCAGATCAGCCACCGGAGACCACCGACAGCTGAGCGATCGCTGCGGGGACCCGCACAGCCAGCGCGATCCGCTCCTCCACACGGGTGGTCACGATGTCCTTCGTGAACTTGCCCTGATCGGAGTTGGTGGCATCCACCTTCACGCCGCCCTTGCGGTAGACGGTCGCGGCCTGCTTGAAAGCCCCGACGACGGGCTTCCCGGCGGCCACGGCAGGCGAGACGACAGTCGACAGACCCCAGATCTGAGGCTGCAGCGGAACAGCGCCCTGCCCGTACTGGCCGGCGAAGTAGCCGCCGCCGTAGTACTGACCGTTGCCGTCCTTGTTGAGCCGCAGCTCCTGGTAGTCGGTCGGATGGATGACCACCGCATCGGCCGACAGCCCAGTCACGGTCTGGATCGCAGTCATCGCCTTGAAGACGCCGTCGGCCAGCTTCCCGGCGTCATACGACACCTGCTGGACGCCGGAGCGGTGCAGCACGCCGTCGATGTTCGACCCGACGCCGTCGCCATTGAGGAGCTGATCCTCTTCCTTGAGCGACAGCATGTACAGGCCGCGATTGTTGATCTCGGACACCCAGAAGGCCAGATCCTCGACCATCTCGTCATCCATGTCCCACCAGGCGGCCAGCTTCTTCACCGAATCCACCACGGGGGTCGGATCGGCGATGTGCAGCTGAGGCTTCTGGCCACCCTCGGCGACCGTCGCGAAGTCACCCTCGACGCCCGCCTCCACGAAGTAGCGGATCGAGGTCCCGGAGATGGTACCGGGGGCGAACAGGTCGGCCACGGTCGGCCGGCGGTATCCGCGCACCAGAGTGGTATCGACCTGCTCCAGCACAGTCCCGGTGAACGCCGCCGGCGTCGCATGCGCATCGGTGGCAGCCTTGAACTCCGGCGCGGACACCGTCATCCCGGCGTGCGCCTTCAGTCGCGACAGCCCATCGGAGCCGACGCTCTTGACGAAATGGTCACCCAGCGACTTGGCCGGCTTCACGCCGTCCTCGCCGTCAGAATCGTGATCCTTGGGAGCCAGCCCGTCGAGCTGCTTGAGCAGCTGCTCGCCATCCTCCTGAGCCTTGATCTTGGCGTCCAGGTCGGCGATCTCAGCCATCTTCGCCTGGATCTCGGACTGCTCCTCGCCGCTCAGGTCCCGGCCATCAGCCAGAGCCTTCGCGGCGATATCACGGGCGGCCTTCAGAGCGGCGGCCCGCATTGCCTTGAAATTCATGATCTTCCCTTGTCTCCCCGCAGTACGGGGGGTCAGTCCTCCATCAGGAGGACAGCCTGTAGTGCCGCGAGCGCCTTCACGGACGGGCCGCCACCGGTCGCCTCGTCACCGGCCCCGCCCTTGGCCCCTGCGGGCTCCTCGGGGGAGGCGAGCGACTTGCCACCGGAAGATCCGCTGGTGTGCTTGCTCGCATCATCGGACGGCTCTTCGCCATCCGTCGCCTCCGCAGCCTCGATCACGCTTCCCAGCGCGTCGTAGGCGGTGTGGAGGGAGTCAATGTGTTTCTGTGCCAGGACACGGCCGGCCTTCATCCCGTCAATCAGCGCTCCGGAGGCCGACTTCACAGCCTCAATCTCGGCCAGTTCGTTGGCCGGGACCTGCACCACCGACACCTCGAACAGATCGAGGTCCTTCAGGTGGTTGGCGCCGTCCTTCTCGGCGGCATCCCGCACGCTGTAAGCGAATGACATGGACGTGGTGCGACCGCCCTTCATCAGCCGGTACACCTGCTGGGCTGTCGGATTGTCCATGTCGAGCTGGCCCACAACCTTGAGGCCCTTCTCGTCCTCCTCGGCCGAGACCAGGCCGCCGATGTTGGCGAAGGGGTCGTCCATGTTGTGGCCCCACAGCACCGGAATGGTGGCGCCCTTCTCGGCCCATTCGCCCAGGGTGCGGGTGAACGCACCCGAGTCGACGATGTCACCGTAGGAGTCGACGTTACCAAACACCGAGGCGTGCCCCTCGAAGGTGCCCTCCTCGATGCCCTTGTCGGTGCCGGCCTTCACCTTGAATGGTGCGGTCTTGATTTTCATGTCATTCCTTCCGGTTCAATCCGGGAAGTTGAGATCGACTTCACAGGTGCAGCCGGCCACCTCGTCCGGGTCGCCGAAGCTGCCGGGCCAGTCCAGGCCATTGGAGAACTGCTCATCCACCGGAACCGTCTCCCCATCCATCGCCGCATGCGACTCGCGAGGATTACCGGACGTGACCACCCACGTCTTCGTCACCCCAGGCCCGCCCTGCTGGCGGGCCGACTCGATCGCGCCGAACGCGCCAGCGAAAGCCACCACCGAGACGGCGATCTTCGCCGCCCTATTGCCGGTCCGCTCCTCGCCGTACACGTCGGCGGGATCCTCCTCCGGATCCTCCACGGCCGCGTCCAGATCGTCCTTCACCGAAGCATTGATCGCCTCGGCACGATCACGGGCGCACACCTGCAGGAATTTCACCGTCCGGTCCACGTCATAGACGCCAGGGTCGATACCGTGGTCGGCCAACATCCTCCTGGCCGAATCGACCGACAGGCCCTTCATCTGCCCGACGATGTCGTCGGCCAGCTCGCCGTTCCACCGGTCCGCGTCCCACCAGTCATCGGCGCCTGAGCCCAGCTTGGACAGCACCGAGCGGCCCTGCCGGTCGAAGAAGGACGCCAGGACGTCGGAGACGTCCTTCTCGTCGTCGCCGGCATCCTTGCGGGACACCCGCCACGCCTTCACGCCGATCTCCCGACGGCCCTTCGTCGCCGGATCCGGCGCGCCGTTCTCGGCACGATCCGGCTGATCGCTCGACGGGGTCTCATTCTGGGATCCCGTATCCCGCGGGGACGCCTGCCCACCGGAAGTGACATTCATCGGGGTGATGAGCTCGTCGCCGCCCTCGATCGGGGGAAGGTTCTCGCGCTGCCTGGCCTCATTGCGGGTCATCCACGGCCCGCCAGTCGACGCCGACAGCACCGCAGCCGACTCCTCGAAGTCGCCGGCCAGCTTCTCGCGGATGTTGAACTCCACGAACTCTCCAGATACGCCCAGCTTCGCCATCAGATCCCTATTGAGCAACTGCTCAATCCTGGTCAGCGTCGGCCCCAACGACTCGGTGTACAGCATCTTCCGGAACGCCTTCACATTGCTGAAGGTCGCCGAATCCGAGGCGCCGATCATCGTCGGATCCACATGGAACGCGCTCGAAACCGTCTGCAGAGACAGCTTCGCAGCCTCCACGAACTGCTGCTCCTGGGCGTTGAAGTCGATACGCTGCAGCGTCATGCCGTCCTCGAGGATCGGCGTGCCGCCCGATCCCTTCCCGCGGCCCGTGTACTTCGCATGCCAGTCCGCGCGGAAAGCCTCACGCGCCGCATCAGACCAGCGCGGCGCGCCGGCCGGACGCTGCAGCACCGACGAGACCCTGCCGCCCTTCTCCCACACCTGGGCGCGGTACAGGGCCGCCTGTACCTGCTCATTCAGGGTCTGACGCAGCGACTCGATCGCAGGAGACGACCCCAGCGGATCATCCGGGTCGTAGCCGTCGAAGTACAGCATCGCCTCAGGCGGTACAGACACCGTCGACGAGCCAGACGACACCTCGAAGTGATCCACACCGAAAGGCCCATCCTGCACCACCGACACCCACATCGGAGGCACCCGCCGCAGCGACCATCCCACCGGCGACGACGGATCGCCCACCACCATGATGAAAGCCCGGTCATACAGGTCGAGATCTGCACTCAGCGCATACAGCAGTCGGTACATGGTCTGCCGGCCATCCACCCACTCGAGCAGACGCGGCACCAGGCCGTCACGATCACGCACCCGCGACCCGTCGGCGGCCATCGTGAACGCGTGCAGCCCCAACTGGGCCACATTCTCCGCCCGGAAGGACACCACAGTCCGCAGATGCGGCTGCTTGCGCCACAGAGTGCGCACCGACATGCCGAGAATCTGGCCTCCCAGCGCATCCGACAGCGACACCATGTCGCCCATCGGGGCCGGCAGACCCAAATAGCTGGTCGACGGCTCGAAGATCCGGAGCGCCTGCCCCGCAGACGACAAGACACGGTCCCAGAAGCCCACGCCCCACACCTCCCAAAGAAATCTCAGACAGTCATCACGGCGCCCGCCTCATAGGCGGATACGGGCGGCTCCTCGGCCAGCCCCCACACCGCCAGGGTCGCCGCCTCCAGCGGGGAAATATCAGTCGACGACTGAGACCGGCCCCACATCCACCTGTCACGCACCGGACGCTTCACCACACCCTCGACGGCAGCCGTGAGCTCCGGATCATCCTCATGCACCAGGCGGCGCTCGATGATGGCCTTGTACAGATCGGCGCAGGCGTCCAGCAGATTGTCGGTCGACGGCGTCACCGGCCTGATCTGGCCGACCGCATCACGGTCGAAGATCTCGATGTCACGCAGCAACGACCCGCCCGGACCCTTCGGGTCGATGACCACCAGCGCGTCCGCGAAATCGGCCCTCAGACTCCGAAGCCGATCCAGCACCCAATCGGTGCCAGGCCCGGACTGCAGCACCCTGACCTTCGGATGCTCACGCGACCCGGTGGCACCGACGATCGCCGCATGCGACAGGTCGATCGACACCGCCACACCCACCGTCACCAGCGCCTCACCCGGCTCGATCACCCCGAGACAGGCCTCCCAGTTTCCGGTGCCGAACACCGCCGCGGCACCAGGCTCGTCCCACCAGCCCATACGCTCGCGCATCCACTCACCCGGAGGCTCCGAGCGGCGGAAATTCCGCATCTTCGTCATCGTCAAGCCGGTCCCATTCGACCGCTGACGACCCAACAGCGTGTTCGCCTGAGCCCACAGTTCCTCATCGTCCAGGGCGCAGCCCTCATGCCACCCGGGCTCACCCGGACGGGCATGCTTACAGTCCAGATCCTGGATCCAGCGGCCCTCGAAAAGCCTGAAGCACGGCTTCTTCTCCGCGCACCACTCCGCATAGGCGAGGCGAGGATCACCACCGGCGCGGCCACGATTCCTCACCCCGCGCAGCACATTCGAGGTGATCTTCCCGGCGCTCGACAGATACAGGATCTGAGGATCCGGAACCGCCGTCAGGGTGGGAAGCATCGCACCCATGTGCTCATCGGCCAGCGCGAAAGCCTCATCGAGGATGATCTTGTCGCCGGTCAGGCCGCGCGTCCCGTCCTTCGTACGAGCACGGAAGCGCAGCTCGTTGCCATTGGCCAGCTCGATCGCCTCGGCGCCCTTCGACCCGTGGATGCCGTGCGACCGGTCATGCGCCAGACGCTTGCGCAGCACCGGCGACCCCAGGCAGATCGCCGACAAGTCGTTGAAGGCGCCCTGCGACGTCGAGAACTCGTGCGCGGACCAGGTCACCACCTGCTCGCCGGTGACGAACAGCCAGCCCAGCGCGCACTGCTTCGCGAATCCGGTTTTTTGGTTCTGGCGGGGTGCGATGTCGGCGAGCTCGTAGGCGGCAGCGAGCCCGTCCTCGTGCACCGCGAAGGCGGCATCCAGCAGGAAACGCTGCTCCGGGTCCGGGGCATACCCGACGGCCTCGCACAGTGAAGCAACCTCGGGGCCCAGCGTGTACTCCCACTCGGGCAGATGCTGGAAGGCCGGTGGCTTGAAGTCCCACTCGGACACCGCGCCTCCTCATCGTCGCCTCTTCATCGCCACCCGGTCGCCGATCGCCGCCAGGAAGTCCTCCTCGCCCTCGGAGGGCGCGACCTCGTCCATCTGCTTCGCCAGCGCCGCCGCCAGGTTCGCCAGGGCGGTCGCCGTGTCCATCTGCGAATGATCCATCCGGTAGGCCAGGCGCAGACATGCAGCCTTGCGCCAGTCGGAATCGGGCAGCTCGGCGAGCCTGCCCTTCACGGCGTCGAGCACCGACGGCACCTCGTCACCGGCGGCGGACGCCGGGACATCCTCATGGGACGCCACCTTGTGATGGTTGGCGCGACTGCCGTCCGGCTTGCGGCGCTGCTTCCTGGCGCCATCATCGCCGACCACCGCCAGCTTCGGACGCTCCGACTTGGCGGCGTTGGCCTTGATGGCCTCGCGCTTGCGCAGCGCACGGGACCGGCAGGTGGCCGAGCAGTACTTCGCGCGCTTCGTGGCGGCCTCGAATGCCTTTCCGCACGACTGGCACGTCGCCGTCATCGTTCACCTCGTTGCGTTGCGTTGCCTCCCCTGGTGCCACGGCCACCCACGCGCACGCGATCAGTTGAGAATCATTCCCGAAAAGTGTTCATCGGCCGCCAGGGCCAGTCGGAGGCCCAATAGGTCCCGGGGGGGTCCAAGACTAACGGCGGGACTATTCCGGGCAATTGTCGCCGAAATTCGAACGCCCATCGTATGAGTTAGCGTCCATTGGTTCACAGGTTCTTCACAGAATCTCATGGATGAGATGACCGGCCGGTCACCACGACCGGACCACCATGTTGCGCGCCCTCGCCCTGGCCGCATTGGTCTTCGCGGCACCGTTCAGACCGCCGGCACGACGATTGCAGCACGTGTGCTCGGGACCATGCCATGTAGTCCCGTCATCAGTGTGCCCGAGATCCCATGTGCACCAGCACGACCCGTCACAGTCGACGCTGCGGCACCGCGGCACATGCGTACCGACCAGCTCGCCAGGCACGACCCGATAGATCGGACGATGACAGCGGTAGCACGGGATCACACCATCGACCTCGAGCTGCCTCGCATACTGGGCGCGGATCCTCTGGTGGTCACCGCCATACTTACGGCCTGCCATCTCCATCACCTCGCCTCATCGCCAATCGCGATCGCATCGGCACCGCGCCCCGTCGCCGACGATTCCGCCGGCCCCGCCCTGGCGCACCCACCTGGTCAGGTGGTGTGGGCGGGTATGAGGTGGGGCATCCCATGGGGGGGCGTCCGGGATGGTGGGGGTGGCCCCGGGGTGGGCTGCATGTCCAGCCCCGGGGGTGTCCCATCCACCTGCACGCACGGAAGGAGTGACCGTGACCGTGCCCATCCATCGGTAGCGACTCGATGGTGGTCTGTGTAGCTGATCCTCGACACGCGGTGTGGTGTCGAGGATCGGTGACATGTGGTGCTCGGTCGAGGATTCGCACCTCGACGCCATCGCTGGCACCCGGGTTTGAGCCGGGCGCGTCTGCATTCCGCCAACCGAGCAGGTGCCCCGCCTCGCAGCCTGACCCGGGCTAGACGAATAAGTGGCGGGGTGATCCCGGTGGAGGGTTCCAGTCTCCGTCGATCCGGGATCCAAGTGCCCCCGTCGAGCATGACCTCGGCGGGGGCTGCCCACATGGGTGGGCTCTCACTGAACGACCGGGCGGCGCCTGAACCTTGCCACCGCCCATGAGGGCGCGTTCATCCGCGCCGACAGGTTCAGACTATCACGCATCATGCACAGGAGTCACGCACGTTGCGAGACACGGCGGACGCGCACTCGTCGACGTCGTAGAGACGGCGCGGCTCCATGACGGCCGGAGTGATCTGGCCGCGGTTCAGCCACGTGTGGGCGGTGTCGTAGGGCACCCCGAGGCGCCGCGCCAACTCGGCCAGGCCGACCAGCCCGGCGTCCTTCTCGGCGTCGGCGAGCCTGGTCCACGGATTGAGGGTGGCACCGCAGCCGGCGCACTCGAAGTAGGTGATCATCCCGGACTCGTCGCGTACGGGCCGGAACCGGTCCCCACAGCCCTCGGGCTTCCGGTGGCGTGGAATGTACGGGCGCGGGTCTCCGATCGCGTCCTGGAGCATCCTCGACAGGCTGGTGAGGTCCTCGGCCATCTCCGGGAACCAGGGCTGGGTCGATGACCAGTCGACCATGACGTCGAGCCAGGAGCAGCACGACGCGACGTCTGGGCGCTCGGGCAGATCGGCGGGCAGATCGGCGCACGACTCGAGGGCCTCAGACTCGACCATTCGGCACCACAGCCACAGCTGGGGGAGCACACCCTGACGCCGCTCGCCGGCCATGCGGTCGACCTGGTGGGCGTCCTCGGCGTCATCACCGTGATAGCGGGTGGCGGTGTCGGTGAGCATCACCAGGTCCAGCGAGACGGGCGGGCGAGACTTGGAGGCGCCGGAGTGCTCGAGGGGGCGGCGGTACAGGGTCTCTGGAATGTGTCCTGAGATGCGCCTCGCCGGCTGGCGTCTTGGCGCAGGGCGCTCGAGGTGGGCGACGAGCTGGTAGTCGGCGGGGATGGTGGCGAGCGCCTGGTGGACGCGCTCGAGCTGGGATGTCATCGGGTGGCCTCCCTGGTGATGTCGACGAGTCCGACAGCCAGCGCCCTGGCCGCCTCGCATCCGATGATGACCGATCCGATGCCGAAGCCCTGATGGATGGTGATCTGGTCGCCCTCGCGGCGGATGAAGACGGTGGTGTCGTCGTCGTGGATCTCGGTGGCAAGCACTGGACCGGTGGAGATGATCGGGGCGATGAAAGGCCCTAAGTCCTGGTGGCGACTGCGTCGTCTCATGATGATGTCCTCTCAGAAGGGGCAGTGATCAGTGGTGGTGGAGTCTGCGGGCGGGGTGATGAGTCGAGTGGCGGTCGTTGGTAGTGGGGCGGCCCAGCATCGGTGGGCCGGCACGACGTCGTAGGGGCCGCACCAGTCGGTTCCTCCGGGGGGTCTGGCGCGGATGATGCGGACGGTGCGGCCGAGGATGACGAGGTGGTTGTCCTCGCGGCGCAGCTGGTAGGTGCGCCTTCCGGTCAGGAGGGCTGTGATCTCGCCGGCTGCGTCGAGTGGTGTCCAGTCGATGTCGGCCTGGCCTGCGCAGCAGTCGGCGTCCAGGCCGGTGCAGACGATGGCCTTGCAGGTGCGGCAGCGGTGGGGGGTGAGGCCGCGCCAGCCTGGTGCGCCGAGGGTCTTCTTGAGGGCGGCGACAGTGGCCGGGATCAGTGCCTGGTAGTGCCAGGTTGTAGAAACTTGGCTCCCTGCGCGCGTCGAGTTCCCGTGGTTACTAGATATCTTTGATGAGTGAGAAGGTAGGCCAAAACTGGGCACTACCGGGCACTGTTGGTTGTGTATCTCCTGGTCAGGTTGAGTTTGAGACAGTGCCTGGTTGGGTGAAAAACCGGGCACTGACTGGGCACTACCGGGCACTTGGCCGAGATGGGGGCAGTGCCCGGTTTCTGGGGCCTCGAAGAGGGGCATCTGGTTCACAGGTTCCACCTCCGGTCAGCGGGGTCGTCTTCCTCGTCTTCGTCTGCCAGGAGGGACAGGCCGATGTAGTGCCGGTGGCCGTTGCTCCGGGTGGCCTTCACGCCCCATCGGGAGCGGAGTTCGCGGCCGAAGGCGGTGGCGTTCATCTCTTCCTCGCCCTCGTCGCGGCACCAGGCCGCGTAGGCCTTGCGGACGTCGGCGGTGGGCGTCTTGACTAGGTCGCCCCCGCCGAGGTGGATGCGGTCTGACATGAAGCGGGCCAGGGCATCCTCCTCGATGGCGTAGCGCTGGGTGGCCTCGGTGACCCGTGCGGGCTCGTCGAGGCCGGAGGATGCCGAGATGGCGCCTCTAATGATCCAGGCGAGGATGCCCGGCCCTTCCTCGGCGATGAGCCGGTGGGCGAGGCCGTCGACGCGCTTGTCGGGCGGGACGGTGTGTTCGAAGCCGATCATGCGTGTACGTCGCCAGAAGGATTCCCCGCCGGCTTCGACGCGCGGCTGGTGGTTGCCTGCCAGCCACAGCGTGTGGGATGGCACGAAGGAGAAGTGCTTGCCGTAGAGGAAGCGCGCGGTCAGCGTGTCGCCTCCGGTGAGCAGTTTCACCTTGGCCTCGTCGAATCTGTCCCGGATGCCGACCTCGGAGCAGACGACGAGGCGGAGCCCAGCGAGGCGCGCGATCGCCGACTCATCGTTCTTGCCGGCCATGAGGAAGCCGGGCGGAGCTGAGCTCGCGTAGTCGCCGAGGATTCCGAGGAGGACGTCGAGGAACACGGACTTTCCGTTGGCGCCGGGGCCGAAAATGAACGGCATGACGTGGGCGCGGACCTCACCGACGGCCGACAGCCCGGCGAGCTGGGAGACGTAGCCGGTCATCTCCTGGTCGCCGCCGAAGGTGTCTTCGAGGAAGCGGTCCCACATGGGTGTGGGCATTGTCATGTCGGCGCCGCAGGCTGTGGATCTGGTGCACAGCGCCTCGGGGTCTGCGGGTCTCATGTCTCCGGTGTGGAGGTCGACGAGTCCGTCGGGGGTGGCGAGCGTCCAGGGGTCGGCGTCCAGTGCGTCCATGTCGACGCGCATGGCGGGGTGGGTGGAGGCGAGCTTGGCGGCCGATTCCAGCGAGCGCCTGGACAGGGATCTCATCTTCCACTTGAAGTTCGCGTCATCCTTGCCTCCCTGGTCGGGGAGGGTGTCCGCGGTGTCCTCGGCGGCTGCCAGCGCTGGGCCGTTGTCGTCGGCCCAGGCCCAGCGCACGCCGTCCCAGGCGAGCCATGCGCCGCGGGAGGGCACCCATTTGAGGCGGTCTGACCATCTGGCGGCCATGCGGGCCCCGTTGCCGCGGTCGGTGCGCTCGACAGTCAGGGGCGAGGGGCTCGGAGCCGGCTGGAGCGCGAGCGCTGAGGTGCCGTCGACGGCTGTCCCTCCGACGAGTGTGAGGGCGGGGCGTTGCTCCTGGTCTCCGTAGCCGCGGTGTGCCAGGTCGCGGGCGGCGGCGCTCATGTCGCCGCCGTGGTGGTAGTGGGCCCACACGTACAGCTTGGAGAGGGGTTCTTCGGAGGGTAGGTCGGTGCTCGTACTCCAGATGTACAGGTTGTCTCCGTCGCCGCGGGTACCGGTGGTGGCGCTGATGCCGTCGACCACCTTCTTGCCGGGCCTGGTCCACGCCCAGCCAGAGCCTTCCTTGTGGGCCTTGGTCCAGCCTTGTGGGCACAGGATCTCCTCCCATCCGACCTTGGCGGCGAAGTCGTCTCCTGGCCGCAGCCCGGAACCGGCACTGATCGGCGCGACGTTGGTGTCTGCCGCGGGTGCGGGTGCGGATGCTGGTGTCTCCTCGGGGAGCGCGTCCAGCAGTCCGAGGACGGCGTGCATGGCGTCACGCTGGTTGGTCGACAGGACTGGGAGCGTGGCGGGTCCGCCGGCGATCGCCGTCCAGGATCCGCCGTTCTTGTGGACGGTGCCGCCCGATGGTGCGGCGACTGTGTATCCGCCTTCCCCGCGGGTCTCGATGAGGACTTGCACGCGGGCGCCTGGTGCGGCCTCGAGCTCAGTGTCGGTGGACGGGCGGCGGGCGATCTTCTGATTTCCGGCGACGGTCCCGTCGACGCGGTAGAGGAGGTGTATGCCGCCGGACGGGCTGGTTTCGACGCATCCGGAGGTGACGAGGCTCCACAACTTGTCGTGGCCGTTGTCGGCCATGGCGGTGCGGGCCTGCGACAGGAGTCCTTCGGTGACGGCGCGGCCTTCGAACTCGAGCATCTCCAGGTCGCCGGAGACTGCGCCGCAGATGATGCCGAGGCCGTATCCGGGCCGGTCGAACCATGCCCGGATCTGCTCCTCGTCTGCGCGCTCGGTTTGGTATCGCTTCCAGGGGCATGCGGGTCGCTTCGTGCCGTCTGCGGCGACGGGGATGACTGAGGCGCCGGCAGCCTGCCATGCGAGGGCGGCGTCGAGGATTGGATTGGATGTCACGACAATGCCTCCGCAACGGTTGAGATGAGATCCCGGGCGGCCGGAGGGGTGACCGCGTTCCCGGCCATTTTGACCTGCTCCCTTCGGGTGCCGAGCATGGCGTAGTCGGCCGGGAAGGCCATGCCGCGTTTCACCTCATCTGGTTCGAGCATGCGGAACCGGCAGGCGTTCACGTCGTCGTCGGTCACCGTCATCAGGCCGTGATGATTCCCTCCGGCGCACACGGTGTCCATCGGCTCAGACACGGGCTTGGGTGCGTTGTGGCCGCGAAGGGTGACCAGCGCGAACCGGTCAACCGTGGTGAGCGTCCCCATTGGCCTGTCGGTGGGCTGGGCCGACTCGGAGGCGCCGTAGTAGGGGGTGAGGAGTCCGGTCTCCAACCTCGTGGTCTTGGTGCGCATCGGATCCGTGGCCGGGCGGGCGTGCTTGCCGTCGCGGCCCTCCACCGGCACCAGGAGCGCCTTGGTGGCGGTGGTCGACAGGGTCTTGAGTGGCTGGTCGGTGGGCCACGCCCGCAGGTAGGAGCCGGGCTTGCCGGACGCCATGTCGTAGGTGTTCCCAGCAGCCTCCAGGTGCATCGAGTGCGCGCCGAATCGGCGGAGCCCTTCCTTGATGCGGGCGAGGGTCTTGGGGGAGAGGGGTTTGGTGCGGTCGCCGATCCGTTCGCCATGGATCGACCAGTCGATGGCCGCGGCGGCGGGGAGCCATCCTGGCTCCACGATCCGGTTGCGGCACTCGAAGTGCGGGCACCGGTAGACGTACTGGGCGCGATACCGTCCCCACGGCCGGTCGGGCCTCTTCCACGACTGGACGGCGTCGACCATGCACCCGCAGTCCGGGCACCAGGCGCGCGGCCGGGTGACCTTCTCGAGTTCGGGAGCCTTGTCGCCCTTGCGCCAGAACACGACGTACATGCGATCGCGGGACTGAGGCGCCGGCAATCCGCCAAGCTGGGCGTGCATCGAGTTGAGGTAGACGATGCGGTGGGCGTAGCCGAGGCTGTGCATGGCGTGGAGCCATGCGTCGAACATGATCCACTTGCGGGCGTCGACGACGTTCTCGGTGACGATCGCGGCGTAATGGTGCACCTCGGCGAACCGCGGCACATCCCACATCGTGGCCCGGGAGCGCTGTGCGGCCTCGTCGGGGAGCGGCTTCTCGTCGAGCAACGAATCCTGCCAGGTGACGCGCTTGCGGCCACGTGCCACGCTGTGATTCGTGCACTCAGGTGACGCCCACAGCAGGTCCGTGGTGGGGATGTACCTCGGGTCGGTCTGGGAGATGTCGGCGCAGATGTGGCGGGTCTGCTGGTGGTTGGCGTGATGGGTGTCGATGGCCAGCTGCCAGTGATTCATGGCGGTGGCAACCTCGACCCCTGGCACCAGCTCGGCGCCGGTGGCGGATCCGCCGGCCCCACAGAACATGTCAGTGATGGTGAGACTCATGCGGCCTTCTCCTGTGTTGCTTCGTGGATCCACTGCTCGTCGATGCTGCGGCCCGCATACTCGCCTCTGGCTTTGATTCGGCGGCACTCGCGGCAGACCCGATACTTCGTGCCACCTTTGCTGCGGAATGCCACGTTGTCGCCGGTTATCCGGTGGCCGCGTTTGCAGGTGACTCCGTCGGCCTGGCCGTGGATCCTGCCTCCCCACACACCGGTGGGCTCGTCGCGGCCGATCTGGGCGCAGAGTGCGCGGACCGGGCACTGGTGGCAGACGGCGATCTTGTGCACCAGGTCCTTCCTGGTCCATTCGAGGTCGCACAGCCCCTCCTCCCACAGACGTCTCATGGCGGGCATCTGGGCGTCGGTGATGCCCAACTGGGCGCGATGTCCCTTCGGCATGGTCAGTCCTCCTTGATTGCTTTGTTGAATCGGCTGTCGGCGACCCAGCAGACGACGACGAGCACGAGCTCGACGGCGACTAGGACCGCCATTGCTGGCGCGCTGATCGGGTGCATGGTGCCGATGACGAATCCGCCGAGCAGCAGAAGTGCGCCGGAGCTGACGGCGCTGATGTCGCGGCACGGATCGCCCGCTTGACGTTGCTCATGCGTCCTCCTCGCACATGCATGCGCCGGTGACGCTGCGGACGGTGTGGCAGACCGGGCAGACGGTGCGCGGGGCCTCCGACAGCCGGGTGTCGCGGAGTTCTTCGAGGCATCCGAGGTGGACCCATTGGCGTGAGGCTGGGTCCTGCTCGATGGGCGTCCCCTCGGCGATGGTGAGTGCGCATGCGGGGCATGCGGCGGTGAATCTGGCGGTAATCATTGGTTTTTCCTTTCGTGGTCGCTGGCTGGTGTCCCGCCCACCACCGGGGTGATGGACGGTGCGCCGGTCAGCGGCGGCAGTGCTCGGCGTCCCTGCGTCGTGACCATTCGGCCTTGACGTCGGGGTAGCGGAGCCAGGTGTCGTTCTGGAGCCATGAGAGGGTGTCGACCCATTCCTCACGGCATCCATCGGAGCGGGTGCACATTCCCCGATTGGCGTCCCGAATGGCGCTCCGGTCGAGCTGGTGCACGTCGATAGGGAGCGCATCCTGAGTTGTGCTCATGGCTGCTCGATCCCCAGCGCCTCGGCGATCTGGGCGGCGAGGATTCCCCACGGCCAGTTCAGCTCCTGGCCCTCGTCGACGATCGCGGCGGCGTTCGATTCGTCCTTGGCGTTCCAGAGCGCGATGAGATTGGCCGCGCGCAGCTGATCGGCCACGGCCAGGATCGCTTGCGCCTGGGCGAGGGAAACGTTGAGGTCTGATTCCGATCCGACCTCCCCGTAATCCTGGACCTGCTCGATGATCCTGGCGGCTTCTTTCTGGTGGTTCATTTCGTGTCTCCTCGTGCGATCTGTTCGGCGATATCGAGGCCGTACTCGTATCCGTCGTCTCTGGGGTCCCAGCAATTCAGGGTCGGCTTCTCGGCCTCGTATTTGGCATTGATCTCGTCGGCGATGAATGCGCGGGCGGCGGCGGCGAGGATCGTGCACCAATGCTCGACCTGCATGTTCTGCGCCTCCCAATCATCGGCGGGCTTGTGGTCGAACCGGTGACCGCATGAGCATTCCGCGCTGCCCTCGTCGATCCACTGCGCGCAATGGGCGCCGATGGTCTCCTCGAACACAATGGCCAGAGGGTCGCTCATGATTCCTCCTCAGGGAGTGGGTCCTGTATCGGCGCCCCCGGGATTGTGACTGCCTCGTCGTGCCACGTGATGGTGGCACGAATGCCGAGGTGGCTCGGCATGGTGTCCCCGTCAACGCGGAGCTCCACATAGGGGCCATCCATGGCGAGAGTGGACACGATCCCGGTGATCTCATGGGTCTCATCCGCGCCCCAGATTCGAGCGCTCATGATTCCTCCGGGGTGTAGACGACGGTCACGGGAGCGTGATTTATGACGATTGACGAGCCAACCCCGCCACCAGGCGCGCCCGCCAGCCACCATCGCGGGATGTCGCGATAGTCAGAGCCCTTGCGCCATGCTGAGCCGTCGCTGTCGATGACCACTGATTCGCCCGGCAGATTGTCGAGCTCGGCCGCCGTGGTGGTGACACGTGCCGGGGGACGCCAGCCAGCGGCGATCACGTCGACTGCGATATCGTGGTGGTCGAGTCCCCATTCTTGATTGTGGATGCCCTGTCTGATTATCTCGGCCAGGTCGTCGCAGTCACTCATAGCCGGCCTCCTTCGTCGAGCGCTCGGATGGTGGGGCACGGCCAGATCTCCCAGTTGCCGTCGTCCTTGCCGCAGCCGGTGCATACCTGCTGCCCCTTGCCGATGGTCACGTTGAGGGCGTCGATCGGCTGGTGGATCTCCCGTACTCTGGCGATGGCTGCCTCGGCGTTCTCAAGGAGGTCCTTGGCCCTGTTGGCGGTGTCGCATGCCTGCCGGTATGCGTCGGCCGGATAGGTCGGGTCACTCATCGCTCGCCCTCCTCGGGGATCGGCACGGGGTCGATGAGATCGGCGTCGGCGTATTCGTCTCCGTCCCCGTCGCGCCAGTAACGCAGAATGTCCCCGGTGGGCTCCTCGGAGAGCACCAGCACCCGCCGGACGTCGCAGCCCTTGGTGCTGGCCCACACGGCAGGCGTGCCCTCAGGGATCAGCGGAGGCAGGGGCTCCAAGGTGCGGACATTCTCTCCGCCGGGAATGTCTCCGAGGGTGCCAGAAGCCTCGTAGGTCATTGCCCCGTAGAGATGGTGGCGAATGTGTGGTGTCCGGGCAGGAATCATCCTCCCGGTCGTGGGGTAGGCGGCCTCCCATGCGGCCTGGATCAGGTCGGCGGGGGTGCGGGTGTCTCGTGCGATGATCGCCTCATTGCGCACCTCGGCGTCGTGGGATTCCAGCCACTCGTCGAAGTCGTGACTGTTGACCGTGCTGAAATCGGACAGCGCAGCGCAGCGGACATCGTATGTGTTCAGTTCATTTCGTGGTCCTTTCATTTTCGTGTGCGACGTGCTTGGCGTGCTCGTCGGTGGCGCGCTGCACGATGGTGGTCTGGCGTCCGTGCCACCCGCAGGTGCAGCGCGGCTCCCACTAGATGCGGTCGCCATGACTGGAGGCGACGGTGACGGTCAGCTCATGCGTCATCGGTCAGCCTCTCGATCTCGAATGTGATGTACTGTCGGGCCTTTTCGAGGTCCTCGATTTGCTTCCCCGGGTCCTTCTTTCCTGAGCGCCAGAGGTACTTGACGACGTTTCCGAGGCAGAAATTCATGTCTCGGGTGATGTCGATGCACTCGATCGGCTTACCGCACTCGTGATGTGTCGGGCCGTCGGTGTAGTGAGATGGGTGCTTGACCGGGTCGCCGTGGATGGCGGCCCCGACGCCGCCGAGATTGGCTCTGAGCTCGTCGGAGATCACAGCTCCTCCAGGTGATCCCGGGAGCCGTTCAGCAGGGCGACGAAATCGCCGAGCGTCATGGTCACCCACTGGTGATCGGCGCGGCCGTGACCGCGGCGTTTGTGGGCGATCACTGCGGCGATGGCGTCATCGTTGCCGCGCTCCGTCTCGGCCTCTGAGGCCCACCCGGCGAGGTCGATGCGGGCGGTGTTCTTGCATTCGATGACGACGCGACCGCCCATGTGGCGTAGGCCGCCGATGTCCCCGCGGTCGTGGCTGCCTCCTTGGCGACGTCGCTCGATGCGGTCGTCGACGTGATCGTGCAAGTAGGTGGCGATCAGGGTCTCGAAGCTGCGTCCGGCGGCCTTGGCGGATGCCCTGGTGCGGCTCATGCGATCCTCCTGGCGCCCGAATGCAGGTCGCCGGTGTGGTGCAGGGGCCGGATCTTTTCGGGCTGGGCGTCGGGTTCGATGACGGGCTGGTCGAGGCCGAGGATCTGCCGGAGGTCCAGGGCGTCGAGGCGCAGCAGTGCCTTGGTGGCGTCGCGCCGCTGATCCTCGGTGATGCCCAGCACGCCGGGATCGACCTGTGACGGGTGGATGCGGGTGCGGCCGTGGTCGTGGGCGGTCATGCTGCGATCTCCTGGCCCTCGCCCCACTGGTGGAGGCCGATGCGACAGGCGAGAATGATGCGCGGGTCTCGTGCGCGTTCGGCGGCACGCAGGATTCCGCCGACGGTGACGTGCATGGTCCTGGCGATCTGGTGGATGGATTCGCCGGCGTCCAGCAGCCAGTGCACCTCGGACAGGTCGATCCTCTTGGTGGGGAATGGCATGATGTGGGTCCTTTCGTGGGGCCCGGGCGCCTGCCCTCGATGGGGTGGGGCGCCCGGGCCGGAGGGTGGGGTGGGTCAGGCGACGCCGGAGATGTTGATGCCGGATGCCTGGAGGGCGGCGATCACCTCAGGGGTGAGAGCCGGTGCCGCGGGCTGCTGAGGCTGGGCGGCAGGAGCCTGCTGGACCGGCTGAGCCACGGGCTGCTGTACGGCGGCAGGAGCGGCGGGGGCGGACTGAACCGGCGCCTGGGCAGCCTGCTGGGCCGGAGGCACGGGTGCGGGCTGGGCGGAGTCCAGTTCCATCGACGGCGCGACATAGGTGGCCGTGTAGAGCTTGGGCGGGTTGTAGCCGCGGTGCGTCTGCTCCCCGTCGGCTGCGTAGGTGAGGGTGAGCGTCCCTCCGACGGCGATCGCGGTGGATCCGGTGGCCGATCTGACGGCCTCCAGAACGGCGGCCAGCGAGGAGCCGGAGTCCCGCTTGCGGGAGCCCTTGAGGTAGACGCTGCGCTTCCCGTCGTCGTCTGGGCCGTCGCCCAGATCCGTCTGAAGGTCGAGGCGGTACATGAGCTTGGGCTGCCCGTTGGACCAGAAGGCGGGTTCGCCGGACTGCATGTCGGTCTGCTGGACCTCCTCCATGCCGGCGACCTTCCCGGTCACCGAGGCGCCGATGTGGTCGAAGGGGAAGGAGTTGCCGGCGTCACCGGCGAGGTCGAGAGAGTTGAGGGACATGATGGTTTCCTTTCGGTGGGTGTTACTTGGTGAGTGACAGCGCGGGCTGGTGCTCGCGGGTCTGTGGGGTGGCGCCCTGATGTCCGGGGCAGCCTGCTGACAGGTCGGTCGATCCGGACCGGTAGAAGGGGCAGTTGAAGCAGTACTGGTCGGCGGTGGGGATGAGCGACAGCGCGTCGTCGCCTTGGAGTCCGATGAGTGCCTGGATCCCGGCGAGCCGGTTGAGTCCGTCGACGGCGATCTGCTCGTCGTAGGGCTCGTGCCACAGGTAGGCGTCGCGGAGGTCGCCGTTGCGGGGCAGGAAGCAGATCGCCACATGCGTGGCCCGCATTCCGGCCCGGACCCAGCCACGCCCGTACAGATGCGCCTGGGTGCGGTACTGCTGCGAGGGTCCGTTGGCCCGGTACTTCTTCAGCTGGGCCGGTCCTACGCACTTGTGGTCGAGCACGGTTCCGGTCACCCGGTCGTACAGGTCGCAGGACCCGGTGATGTGGCCGATTCCGGGCACCTCTCCGACGTCGACGCGGGTCTCGGTGTACCAGCGCTGGAGTCCGGACGCCTTGATCTCGGGGTCGGCAGTGAAGACGTCCTCCAGCCAGGAGTGGACGGCGGTGCCGACGGTGGCCTTCCAGTTGGGCGCCTGGGGCCGCTCCTCGTGGTCCAGCAGCTTGTAGGCCAGGCGGCGCAGGCAGTCCATGCCGACCTCGGACGGGCCGATCTTCTTCTGGAGACTGCGGGGGTGGTTGGTGATGGCCTCGGTGATCTGCGACATGTAGGCGTCGAGGACCAGCTCGGGGTCGGAGTCGTAGGCGGTGAATGGGTCGGGGAGCGGGGCGACGGTCATGCCTGCTCCTTGACGAGCTGCCAGCCCCACAGCCACATTTCGTTGTCACTGTGATATTCGGTGTTGCCGCCGAAGGCGCAGTGCCACTGCGTCATCCAGATGGGATCCTCATGGGAGAGCGAGACGTCGGCGTGCGTCTTGATGGCGACCCAGTTCGTGACGTTCGAGTGCCTGGCGACAGCCCCCACTGGGGCGGTCTTGAATTCCTGGAGGCTGCTCATGCGATCGTCACCCGGACGGTGGCCTTCTCGGACGTCGTCTGGCAGGCCTCGTAGAGCGCCGGCGGCAGGAGCCGCTTCGCCTTCGAGCTCGAGATGACTGACTCGGTGACAGAGGCGAGCAGTTCGGGGGTGGGCTCGAGGAGCTCCTGGGCCTTGTGGGTGTCGAATCGTCTGGTGTGGGTGACGGCGACCCGTCCCCGTCTGCCCTCGTGCTTCCCCTCGCCGAGCTCGGCCATGGTGAGCTTGATCGAGTCGAGGGCGGAGTCGAGGGCCTCCTTCTGGGCGAGCAGGTCGGCGTAGGCGGCGATGAGGTCGTCGAGGCGTGCCTCGGTGGTGGGTGTGGACATGGTGGGTTCCTTTCAGCGCTGGCGTGCGGGGACTGTATGGCGTGCGATCCACGCCTGGATGGCGGATTCGGTGATGATGTAGCGGGCCCTCCGCTTGCCGTTGGAGGTGTTGATATGGGTGATCTGCCGGGCGGCGCACATGCGCCGGACGGTCTGCTCATTGAGACCGAGCAGCTGAGCTGCCTCGCGCGGCGTGTAGCCGCGCTCGATGCTCATCGCCCGACCTGCGATCCGTAGGCGATCCATGCGGCGCCGACGGCGAGCATCCAGAGGATGAGTGCGCCGCCCATCAGAGCCCGACCTCCCAGTCGCCGTAGGTCTCGACACTGTCCTCGAGGTCGTGCAGGAGGGCATCGACGGTCAGGGCTGCCAGTGCGGCGACGATGAGGCCTGCGGCGCCGGCGGTGGCGAGGATGGTGCGGGTCATGACTTCCCCTCCTGGCAGGTGTGCAGCGCCAGGTCAGCGCGGATGAGACGGTCGCGGGTGGGGTCCGGCAGGACTCCCATCTCGGTGATGTCGAGGGCGACGAGGTGGGCGGCGGAGATGACCTCGTCGCGCAGCTGCTCGTCTCTGCCGGCGTGCAGGTGCCGGTCGAGCTGGGCCTCGGCCTCCGCCTCGCTGCCGCAGGCCTGCCCCTCCCAGCCGCAGGTGCAGCCGGGATGCCAGGTGTCGGGGTGGCCGTGGCGGTGGCGGACGGTCCAGCCGGTCTCGTGGGGGGTCATGAGTTGCTCCTGTGCTCTCGTGCGGCGCGCTTGGCTGCGATGGCTGCGTCCCGGCGGTGCACGGCGTCGCGCAGGCGACCGAGCTGGTGGGCTTTGATGTCGAAGCCCTTGTCGACCATGTCGACCAGCACGGAGGACTTGAGGATGACGTCGCGGGTGGCCTCGTCGCACTCGAATTCAAGGCGGCGGCGATTCTCGGTGGTGGTGACGGGATTCATGACTGGCTCCTGAATGCTGGGTGGCGGCGTTGGGCCTGGAGGCCGACGAGGTGCTCCTGGCGTTCCATGACGCAGGCGAGGGCTCCGGTGATGTCGTGGCCGAGCTGCGCCTGATCGCGCATGTAGGCGACGGCGGCGAGGACGGCCCTCTCGGCGACGCGCTCGGGGTCGACCAGCGCAGGATCCTGGGCGGCCCGCATCTCGTCGGCCGGGAGATGCTCGGCGCGGGCGGAGGCCAGGTCGGCATCCGCGGCTTCCCAGCCCGGCGCCTGCTCTGCGCGAGCGATCTGAATCTCGGCCATGGTGGCGGTGCGGGAGAGGCACCCCTGGATGAGACTCATGCGACACGCTCCTTCTTGCGTGATGAGTGGGTTTCGGGCGCCTCGCTTGAGAGTCGAGGCATGAAAAGAGTTCCGGGGAGGACCGAGAGGGCCTCCTCGATGAGTCGGCCGACCTCTCGCGAGCAGGTCCGCTGCGTCCGGTCGTTGACGAGCTGCCAGATGAACTGGCGGCTCACGCCGGCGTAGCGGCCCAGGCGGGCGTAGGAGAAGTCCCGGGCTTCCATGTAGGTCTTCAGCAGGGCCGGGTCGCGTAGCTGCATCCAGCGCCTCCTTGCGGTTCTGGTCTGGTATCGGGTGGTTCTCATCGTCCGCGCCTCCTTCTCACTTGTCAAGCGGCATGCAAGAGATCATTGCATGATGCTTGACACCACGTCAAGGGGGAATCTGGAAAATCTTCGTGTGACCGCGCCATTGCAGGCATGCCACTGTCGCGCGTCGCTTGACAAAAAGTTAGGGTGGGCGCGTCGCAGTCCACTTGACGCCCGTTGCAGCCGGGGGTCGCGGATGCCCCCGATCGCGAGGATGGTTTCAGTCATGCACGAGCTAGGACGCTTCATCCAGGACTTGATGGACGGTCATGGGTGGCGCCAGGCGGACCTGGCCCGCGCATCTGGGATCACGCCGGCCACGGTGTCCAGGCTTCTGGTCAAGGACCACCTGGGACGAATGGTCGCCGACGAGACGATCGCCGGCCTCCACCGGGCATTCCCTGAGATACCGGAGGGCGTCTTCATCACGAAGGCGGCCGAGGCTCTCGGGGTTCCGGTGGATCGACTGGAGACGGTCGACCCTGATCTCAGCAGCCTGTCCGATGAAGCGCTGCTTGGCATCCTCGCTGAGCGGCTGAGGGAGCGGAGGTCCAGTGATGGCCGGCAGCCTGACGCGCAGAAGAGCGACGATAGGGGAGCGGGTGCACCGGATCCCGGTAATAATATTTCCCGGCCCGGCCTGACGTGGCAGGAGCGGCGGCGCCAGCGGATGATCGAGCAGGCCATGAACGTTGAGGAGGCCGCCGACCTGCACCCGCGCCAGGCCGACTTCGAGGTGGCCGACGAGGACATGTCCCAGGACCCCGACGACTGGCTGGATGACCAGCACTACGACCAGGACGAGGGGCCCTGGGATGACTGATGGCGGCACAAGAGAGCCCCCGCCACTTGATGACATGGCGGGGGCTGGGTAGCTCTTCGTAGGTCAGGTTAGGCAGCTCCGACGGTTGCCAGAATCCGACGCAGGCGCGGATCTGTCACCTCATTCGATCCGAAATAGTTGGCGTGGGTTCTCCGGACCGTCTCAAGAGAGTCAGACCCAATGAGGACCACCTCGACGTCGTGGTCCTTCTCATACTCATGTTCGAACTTGGAGTAGTCGGCTACAGCCAGGTCTGCCTGCGTGCCGTACCGGAGAGTCTGCATCAGCGCACGCTTGGCACGGTTGTAGACAAGGATGAAGTAGTTCGTCTCGTCAGAGTGCGATGCCATGGTTCCTCCTCATGTACTCCTTGAATCGGGCCTCGGTTGCGTTCACTCTACGCTCCAGGTTGTCATCGAGGGCCAGGCCCTTCTCTGCAGCGTCGAAGACCTGGGACACTGCCGCCATGTATTCCAGGATCTCCGCCGGCTCGCTGGCGTGCTTCAAGTCGAACCCGGTTGCCTCTGAGAGCTTCTCGATCGTGATCGCCCACTGGTGCATAAGCTTGGTGCGAAGCTGGATCTCAATGCTACGTTCCTCGTAGCTGCTGGTGCCTCCGCCATACTTGACGACGACGTGAACCCCTCGGTACCCGCTGGCTTGGGGGTGATCGATGTAGTCGTAGACTTTGGCGTCTGGCTGCCGAGCAACGAGACGTGCCTGTACACGGCGCGCCTCGCCGATGTCTTGGAGGACAGCTCGGCATCCGCCGAGGTCCTGCATTCGCCAAAGTCCCGTTCCGGTCTTGGTGAGCTTGCGCAGGACCGATCTTCGCTCCTTGAGCCGCTGAGACACGATCGGCCCAATGCATCCTTCGGTGCTGGTCATCGAGCGGAGACCCGTCGCGGCGGCGTTCATGGGCTCGCGGAAGGTGGCTCGGTACTCATCGGATGTGGTGATGGCTGAGTTGATGTCCTCGACGGGCACGGTTTGTGGATCTTTCAGGAAGCGAGAGAGCGTGCGTCCGGCCTTGTCGACTTGGCTCCGTGTCAGTGCCATGCCCGAATCATGGCACAACGTGGTCGCCGTCCTGACCTGTCGGTGGCCGCTGTCACCATCGGGTCATGGTGGAGCGTGAGCTGGTGTGGCCGGCGGGGTGGCGGCTGAGCGTGGAGACCCTGACCTGCGGGCGGGGACGCTGCCGGTGGGCGTCGCGGACGGTCGCGGTGGATCGACGGCTCACACCGGCCGAGCGGGACGCCACGATCACCCACGAGGCCATCCATGCGTCACGGGGTCCGTGCCCCGGCTGGGCGCGGGCCGGCGAGGAGCAGACGGTCCACGCGCGGGCGGCCCGGATGCTCATCGCCCCCGACGTGCTGGCCTCCGAACTCGCATGGTCGCCCGACCCGCGGGTGATCGCCTGCGACCTCGGCGTCACCTGCGACCTGGTCGACGCCAGACTCGACGGACTAGACGTCGCAGAGCACGCCAGGCTGTGGGCTGCCACAGCCCACCACCGAGACGGCGCATGAACTGTCGGCGGCCGGATGCACAATGAAGAACCCACACCGCACGAAGGAGAGCGACATGGACGACGACTACGCGGCCCGGCTGAAGGCTGAGCGGGACCGCAAGAATACCGAGCGCGACGCAAAGACGGCCGCCAAGCTGGCGGAGATCGAGGCCAAGGGGCAGGAAAGTCGAGCCAGGCATGAGGCGGCGATCGCTGACATCAAGGACCGCCGGGCGGCCCAGAAGGAAGCCTCATCCTGGGAGCGGGCGCAGACTGAGGCGATCCAGCGTCGGCGCGCCATCACCGCACCGGCCGTGCCTGTCGACGCCGAGCAGCAGGTAGACGATGTCGTGGCATCCAAGCAGCAGGAGAAGGCGGCCAGGGCGGCGGCGAAAGCCGAGAGGAAGGCCGAGAAGAAGGCTGCCAGGTCAGAGCGCAGGGCAGAGAAGCGAGAAGCTTTCAAAGCCGAGATGGAAGCCCAGCAGGAAGAGGCCGCGCGGCTGAGGGCCACATACGGTCGGGTGCACGGATCCTTCACCGGCAAGAACGGGTCGGTCACCCTCAAGGACGGCTACGTGAAGATCGGTCTGGGGCTCGTGACGAAGATCCCGGTCGAGCATGCCGCGGTGAGCTTCGAGGGTGGCGGGAAGACGAAGAGGATCACGGCGACCCGGGTGGTCACCGGCGGGGTGCTGCTCGGCCCCCTGGGTGCGGCTGCCGGTGCGGCACTGCGCAAGGACAAGGCGGGCGCGTGGATCTTCGTCTGCGACACCAGGACAGGTCATGTGGAGCAGGTGCCGGTGATGCCGAAGGAGGTCGGCCAGGCGATCGCTTTCGTCGCCTCGGTGGAGTCCGCGCAGCGGCTGGCCTGATGGCCGTCCAGGACCTGTGGACCAACCGCCGCGGGGAGCACACCGCCCGGTACGGGCGCGGGCTGCGCTACCGGGTGGTGGTGCGCGGCTACCCGAGCACCGCCTGCAGGACGAAGGCGGAGGCGGAGTCGCTGAATGCCGAGCGGATCGTGAAGGGCCCGCCGGCAGCCCGCAGCGCCGAGCTCGTCGACGATGCGGTGGAGCTGTGGGTGGCGTCGAAGCGGGGCCTGTCGAAGTCCGGGCGGACGTCGGCGCGGGAGGCCGCCGGGCATGTGCTGCGGCGCTGGCGCGGAGTGCAGATCGATGACGTCGACGTGCGCGAGGTGAGGGCGTGGATCGCCGGGCTAGAGACGACGCGCGGGACACCGGCGTCGCATGCGCTGAGGTCGAATGTGCTCCAGTGCCTGCGCGGGGCGATCGGCGACCGGGTGGACCTCTCGAGCGTGACGGCGGGCCGCAAGACCAGGCGGGCGGCCAGGTTCCTGTCGGTGCCCGAGCTGTCGGCGCTGGCCGGTGCGGTCGGTGCCCATGATGCGCCGATGGTGTGGTTGCTCGGGACGACGGGGCTTCGGGTGGGGGAGGCGTGCGCCCTGGACGTGTGGCATGTGGACCGGCGACGTCGGCGCCTGCACGTGGTCACGTCGAAGAACGGCGAGGATCGCTGGGTGCCGATCGCTGCTTCGGTGCTGGGCATGCTGGATCTGTCGCGCGGCCGGACCGACCCGCTGCTGACGAACAGCCGCGGCGGAAGGGTGGACAAGGACAACTGGCGGGCTCGCGTCTTCAGGCCAGCGGTGGAGGAGGCGGGTCTGGGAGCGGTGCGGATCCACGACCTGAGGCACACGGCGGCATCGCTGGCGATCGCGTCGGGCGCGGATGTGAAAGCGGTGCAGAGGATGCTCGGTCATAGGTCGGCGAAGATGACCCTGGATCTGTACGGTCACTTATGGGACGCCGCCCTGGACGACGTGGCGGCGAGGGTGGATGGAGTCATCCGCGCGGAGAGGTGAGATACCGACTGCGTACCGTGACGCTCGGGCTAGGCATGTCGTCTCGTTCGCAATGAGAAGGTCAGGGGTTCGAATCCCCTATGCTCCACCGCACGCACAAGGCTCGAACCCTTGCCAACAGTAACGTTGGTCGAGGTTCGGGCCTTGTTCGCGTCTGCGGCCCAGGTCAGCGCGTTGGCGTTGACCTGTGGATCGAGGAGCATCTCGAAGGGTCGGTTGTGCTCGACGCGCAGCTCGTTATCCTCGTCGATGAAGACCTTCGTGAAGAACGCCTGGTTGCACAGCCGCCGGTTGGTGTCGTCGCAGCGGGTGTAAATGTCAGCGCAGTTGGCGAGCAGTCCGAGGGCGTCGTCGAGGTGGGCGCGAGCGTCGGCGTAGTCGCCGAAGTGCGCATCGATGCGGCGGGTCACCTGGTCGAGTTCGGCGACGATGCGGTCCTGCTCACGCTTGAGCACTGAGAGCGGGATCGCGTCGGCATAGTGGGCCTGCATGAGCCGGTCCTGCTCGCCTTCGAGCCGGTCGCGGTTGGTGGTGAGGCGTTTCAGTTCCTCGGTTTCGGCGGCCATGAGCCGGTCGAACTCGTGGTGCAGCATCCCTGCGAGGGCGTCCTGCTGGGCGGGCGTGATCTGGACGCGGGTGTAGTAGTCCTCGACGAGCTTCTCGACATCCTCGATGAGCATCGCTTGGCGTGTGCAGTCGGTGCGCTTGGAGTGTCGCCCGGAGCATACGAAGTAGCAGTAGACGTTGCCGTGGCGGTTCTTCGCGTTGGAGACGATGAGTCGGGAGCCGCACCGGCCGCAGTGGATGGTGCCTTTGAGGTAGTGGCCGTGGACTTGGGTCGCCTCGACGGCGCACTGGTGCGCGGTGAGCACGGACTGGACCTAGTACCAGACCTCGGCAGGCACGAGCGCCGGGTGGTTTCCCTTGTAGCGGGTGCCTCGGTAGATGACATCGCCCTTGTAGTACGGGTTGGTCAGGAGTCTGTGGATGGTGGACACAGCCAGCGGCTTCGCCGGCCTCTTCGGCGTGGGCAGACTGCGCAGCCCGCGCGAGGTGAGTTCGTCGTGGAGCTGGCTCACGCTCCAGTTGCCCGAGGCGTACGCCTTGAACGCCCACTCGATCATCGGCGCCCGCTCAGGATCGAGCTCGATAGTGCGGACTTCACGTCCCAGTTCGTCGCGCTTGCGGACGTTCAGGTAACCGATGGGTGCGCGCCCGTTCGTACCGCCACCGATGGCCTTCTGGGTCATCCCCTTGGCGACCTCGGTGGCGAGGTTCCGGGAGTAGAACTCGGCGATCGTGGACATGATGCCGTGCAGCAGCATCCCCGACGGGGTCTCGTCGATGTTCTCCGACGCGGACACGAGCATGACCCCGCACTGTTGGAGCGCGAGGTGGATGCTCACGTCGTCGGCGCGGTTCCGAGCGAGCCGGTCGACCTTGTGAACGATGCAGTACGCGACCTTGTTGGCCTTGACGTACTGGATCATCCGCATCAGCTCGGGCCGGTCGGACGACTTGGCCGAGGCTCCCGCGTCGACGAACTCCTCGACGATGCCGGCGCCGAGCTGTTCGGCCTTGCGCCGGGTCGCTTCGCGTTGGGCCGGGATCGAGAAGCCCTCGTCCGTGCCGCCCTTCTCGGCCTGCTCGCGGGTCGAGACCCGCAGGTACGACACGGCGGCAGCCATAGGCTTGGGCGGGTCGATGAGGCTGGCAGCCGGATCGTCGGCAATGGTGGTCATCGGGGGCTCACTCTCACGAGGTTCGACCCTCGCGCTCCCAACTGTTCGTGGGAGGGGTGTTGATCGTGAGAGCAGCCGATGAAGGCTGTAGGGCGAGACCCGATGGTCTCGGTGCGTGTTGCCCGCCGAGCGGCGAGGTTTAGGCCACAACACCCCGCATCGCGAGGCTTGCACGGTTCATTCTACCGGGCGGCTTCAGAGGCGGCCAGGTCATCCGATGCCGCCCGGTAGGTGTCGGGCACCCGCGCGGCCTCGCGGGCCGCGCGACTCTCGCCGGTGTCCTGCAACGTCAGCCGGATGAGAACCTCGGCGAGCTTGTGCAGGTCGGCGCGTTCGCGGTGGACGGCCCGAACGGGGAACGACCGCTCCTCATAGGGGCGACGGTCGGTCTTCTTGGCATAGCGGCTCATCGGTCTATGGACCCTCGTCGTCAGCCAGGCTGGCGTAGAACTCGTCTTCGGCCTCCTGGCGCTTGCGGACTTGGGCGATGACGAACTCGACGAACTCGGTGTCGCGGTCGGTGAAGGTGAAGTCCTGGATCGAGGGTGCCGGGTCCTCACCGGGCCACGCAGCTTGCCGGGTCGGGCGATCACGATCGCCACGAGTGCCGCAGGCGGTGACCCAGTAGCGGAGGCGCTCTCGTGCGTCGGCGAAGTCGCGGTGCCAGCCGAGCGGCGCGGATGCGTTCTGCTCGGGGTCGTAGGCCGCGAGCCTATGCAGGTGCAGCGCCGACAACTCCCAGACCATCTCCGGGTGGTGGTGCCAGAACGGCGGCACCACCGCGACGGTGAGGCCGTAGGTGCGCCGCAGCCAGTCAACCCACCGGTTCAGCGCGAGCCATTCCTGCTCCAGCTCGTGCGCTGTCAGCAGGTTCCAGTTCACGGGGTGGGGCGGCTCGGGCATGTCTGCGTTGGTGACGCGGGGCGGTCCGTCGAAGACGTCCGGCTCATCCATCTCATGCTGATCGTTCATGGTGCTGTGGCTCCCGAACTCACATGCTGACCGGGGCGTGCGCCGCGGTCGCTGCTCGCTGCGTCGGGTCGTACGCTGCTGCGTCCCGGCCGACTCCATTGCGCGGCGTGCGGTCGACCTCGTAGCGGGTTCGCGCGGCGTCATGGCCGATCTTCTTGGCGACGAACTCTTCGCCCTCGATCGCCTGACCGTTGCGCTCGTAGTTGACCGGCCGCGTGTAGCCCTCGGCGACGAAGTTGTCGCCCTGGGCGAAGTTCGCGTGCGCGTGCTCGGCGGAACGCCCGAACATCACCAGGTGGTGGTAGGTCGTCTCGGTCTGCGTGAACGATCCGTCGTCCTCGCGGCGGAAGTGCTCCTTGCCGATCCGGGCGAAGAACCTGGCGTCTCCCTTTGCCGTCTCGGTGAGCAACGGCTCCGAGGCGATGAAGCCTGACAGCGATTCCTGGGTGTGAATGGCCATGATGGCCTCCTCCTGACTCGGGCGACCAACTGCGTGTGGGTCGCTCTGTCAGGCAGGTGCACCCCGATTCCCAAGCGCCG